ATGACGTTGAGACCGATAGGTTCAATGTCGCAACCGGATATGAGGGAAGGGCACTCTCCCGCATCCTCGCACTAGAAGATGCAGAGGCAAATGGAGACGTGCTGCAATGGCAAGACTTGTCCACATCCACGGGCGAATCTCGCCAAGTTACGATAGAAGAAATCCGCTTTACTAGATTGACTCCACCAGATAGAAGGTTCGATGGCTTCGGTGGGATCATAGAGATTACCTTAAGGACTGTATAGATGACACCTACTGATTGGGCTGGATTAGCCGTAGCCGTATTTACCTTAATGGCTGGATTTGCTGGCGGTGTACGCTGGTTAGTCAAGCACTATCTGTATGAACTTCGCCCCAATCAGGGTGGGAGCATCAAGGATAAGGTAGACTTATTAGAGGAGAAAGTTGAACTATTGACCGAACTGATCAAGGAAGCGCTTAGAAGATGAGCAATACCTGGATTGACCCGATAGTTCCTATAATCCCTGATTGGGATGATGAAGAAGAAAGCGATGAATGAAATCCAAGAATGTCCCTGTTGTAGCCAAGAAGGCATCTGCCGCTGCGATTGCTGTTCTGCATCAAGCGACGGCGTTGTTTCCGAAGCGCAAGAAGACGAGCGATGGATTATTACCGAGTCCAGCACATATAAAGGCAAACCCCATTTCGGACCATAATACCGGACTGGCGGTAGACCTCACTAATGACCCTAATAATGGAGTTGATTGCTCTATAATTTTCGAAAAATTGAAGGAGGATGAGCGTGTCAAATATCTTATATTCAACAAAAAAATATGGTCACGTGACCAGGCTAAGTCTGGAAATCGTCCTTATAGTGGCAGCAACGCTCATATTAAGCATTTACATATCTCTATTGACCCTGATTCCGCTAATGATACTAGCCCTTGGTTTTGGTGGTTGAACCAGCCTAAGATTGTGAACCAATTGATGGCCAAACTACAACCGAAACCCAGGAAAGAAATGACAGAAGGTGCTATATTGGTACCTACCTGCACTTGCTGTCAGGTTCATAACAAGAAACGAAAGGTGACTTAATGGAAACATTGAAGCAAGTAATGCTATCTTGGTTCCGTGCCGCAGCATCGGCTGCTATCGCACTATACCTAACGGGTGTAACCGACTTGAAGGTTCTATCGACAGCCGCTCTCGCTGGCTTCCTTGGACCCGTCTTGAAATGGCTAGACCCATCTGCCACAGAGTTCGGCAGAGGTAAGGAATAAACTGTAGAGCTGGCTGCGAGCAGAAGATCCCCACCTTGAAAGGGGTGGGGTTCTTTTTTTATGCCCTTTTAAGGGATGTATTAAATTTGGCTTTCTTTATCTACGGGACAGGGAACCCTTACCAAATTTCCACAATTAGCGCAACTTCCATCCAGGGTCCACCAAGAGATATCATAATCCTCAAACTGAACAAAGACATTGAAGATTGTGCAACCACAAGGACAGACGTGGATCGGTCCTAGGGATCTAAGATTAGCTGCCTGTATTGGCGGTAAATTGATGTTGTATCTCAGCAACCGAAGTAGGCGGAACAGCACCTAAGTTCACGGCTCCTTCCCAGTCGCCTCTTGCCGCCTATGGCGGCTCACAATATTCATTCGCTTCGCTCATATTTTAATGACAATGCGTGTCGTTACTGATACGACACGCCGATGGAAGGTATATTTTCCCTCTTATGACAACTCTGGTAGGTATTCAAGTAGAAAACTTAGTGGTACTGGCTGCTGATAGTCAAATTACGGAAGAGAACTTGAGGACTATAAGTACCAGCACCGCCCCAAAGATTATCGGTATTGGTAAGTACCTGCTGGGGATGGCAGGTGATTCCAGGCCTGCTGACATCCTTGCCTACAACTGGAACCCACCAAATTACAAGGGAGCTGATCCGGTAGCCTGGATGGGCAAGAGAGTTATGCCTTCCATACTGAACGCTTTCAAAGAGAATGGATATGAACCTTATGAAACAACAAAAGACAAAGAATCAGGGTTTGACTACCTTATATCGTTTAATGGCAACTTATTCCATATTGCAACGGACCTCTCGTTCATCCAATCGGATAAGGGTATCTACGGAATTGGTAGTGGTGGTGCTTATGCTCTTGGTTATCTTTATGATTGCGTGGGTAGTTTCACCTTAAATAATATAGAGATACACGCCAGACGCGCCGTTGAAATAGCCAGCATCCTTGACATCAATACCTGTCCTCCGATTCAATGTGTCATTCAAGGAAGGATGTTATGAATCATAATAGGTGGAGCGTACATTTAGCTCGCGGGAGCTTTCGCAACTGGGGTTTTGGTATTTATTACTACAGGGAGCACGATGAATACCATACTCCTGCTCGATTATTGGCTAGGATATTCGTAATCGATCTGGTATTCTTTAGGATTACAATTAATAGATGGGAAGAGTATAGATGGATATAAAGGAACTTTTGGTGAAAGCCCTCCACGATGAAGAAAATAGTCGTGGAAGGTCAGTGCAGACAGAGATAGGCCCATCGGAACTAGGCGGCTGTCGCCGTAAGATCTGGTATAGACTGAACGGGCAACAAAGGACCAATGATGGAGAGTTGAAGTTTGCTGCGATTATGGGGACCGCTATCCACGACGCTATTGAAAAGGCTTTGACAAATCATAAGGGAGTTTTATCGGAGCATACCATAGAACATAATGGATTGAAGGCACATATAGATGCCTACATCCCTGAGACAGGAGATGTAGTCGATTGGAAAACAGTGAAGTTGAAGAACCTCTCCTATTTTCCAAGTTACCAGCAACGCTGGCAGGTACATACTTACGGATACCTAATTGAACAAAGTGGGTTGGGGAAAGTCCACAATGTTCATCTTGTGGCCATCCCACGAGATGGTGACGAGCGCGATGTAAAGGTCCACTCAGAGAAGTACGATTCTTCCATTGCGCTCGAAGCCCTATCTTGGCTAGATGCCATCAAGACAAGTGAGGTTGCTCCTGAACCCGAAATGGACGAGAGCTACTGTAGGTTCTACTGTAAATACTTCGACTCATCCGGTGAGATCGGATGCGTTGGTATAAAAAAAGAACATACAAGGACTGACTTACCATTGATTGAAAGCAATGAGTCAAGCACTCAGGCCTTGGAATATTTACAGGTAGATAACAAGATAAAAGAATTGACAATCCAGAAGGATTCTCTTAGAGAAGCACTGATCGGTGTTGTCGGAGTCACGAGTACAGGGGTTGAAGTTAGATGGAGTGAGATAGCTGGACCTAAGCAAGTAGATAAAGATAAAATCCAAGAGATTCTTGGATTCGTACCAACCATAAGAGGCAAGGATAGTCTGCGCCTTTCAATCAGACATAATGGAGGAAAGTAAAATGGCTGCAAATGCGACAACAAAGTTACAAGTAAATTATGGTAAAGATGGACCATTAGTGAATATTTACGCTGACAATCAAGCTGAACTAGAAACTTTATTGGCAAGCGTGCAAGATTTATCATCACTGATTAACTCAGTTAACTCTTCACTGCGTGGCACACCAACCATTGCGTCAATCGCTGACGCGTTCAATGCAACACCAGTTGTTGCACCAGTATCTACTGGCGGAGAAGAAAGAATTGTAGATAGGTGGGGTCAAACTTGGATATACAACAGTCCGAACGCACCAGAGTGTTCTCGTGGCAAGATGATCATTAAGCACGGCAAAGCCAAGGCAACTGGCGAGCCATACGTAGCCTGGTGGGATCCTGGAGCTGGCCCAAAGTGGTTTGGCCTAAAGATCCCAGTTAACCAACTAGCATCGCCTATCGATACAGTAACTGGGAAACCTTGGAATGAGCGAAAAACCTAAGATTTATTCCTGACCCAATTCAGTTAGTAACTTTATCGAAGGAGAAACTTCGTGCTCAGAATGGACCGCGCCTGGGGTTTTGCTCGTACTATGGTGGAACCCTTACCTGTAGTGTGGAAGGATTTTGAGAAGAAAGGAATAATTTTCAAGCGAGGCCAAGTATGTATGGTTGCTGGCGCACCCAATGTCGGCAAGTCTATGTTTGCCCTGATCTACACCATCAAGGCCAAGGTTCCTACTTTATTCTTCTCGGCAGATACTGATACCGCTACGGTAATGATACGAGCATCCGCACATACATCAAGTCATACTCAACAGACAATCGAGAAAATAATCATTAAGAATCCTAGTCACTATGATAAATACTTAGAAAGTATGTCGCATATCCAGTGGGTCTTTGATTCCAGTCCCAATCTTGATGATATAGAAATGGAAATCAAGGCTTACATTGAGCTCTATGGACTGGCTCCAGAGTTGATCGTCATAGATAACTTGATGAATGTTGTTTCTGAATCCGATAATGAATGGGCAGGACTACGCCAGATTATGGTTGAACTACACGATATGTCTAGGAAGACTGGAGCCTGTGTGCTAGTGCTACATCACGTGTCAGAGCAGAGTGAGTATGGTCCTCCGACAGAGGCGCCAGCTCGCCGTGCCATTCACGGCAAGGTGAGTCAATTACCTGCGATGATACTTACTCTTGGCTATAGCCCGATAGAGAATATATTGAGGGTCGCAGTAGTAAAGAATCGTTTTGGAAAGCATCAAGCAGATGGTAGTGATGCTTTAGGTTTATTCGTAAACTTTGCTACCTGCCAGATATCCGACTCTGATGCCTACGGCAGAGCAGTTCTTAACTCCAATGTCTAGTTACAATAAACAAAAAGGTAGTCGCTTTGAGACAGATGTGGTGAAATATCTACGCAAACTAGGGCATTTTGCTGAAAGACTTGCTAAGGCGGGATCCGCAGACGAGGGTGATATCGTAACCATAATCGCAGGTCAGACCTATATCTTGGAATGTAAGAATAAGAAGTCATTGAATCTTCCGCAGTTCTGGGCAGAAGCTCAGACTGAGGCAGCCAACTATGCGAAGGCGCGGGGGTTAGTGGTTGAACCTCCAGCCTTCGTCATAGTGAAAAGGCGTAGAGGTAGCATAGGAGATGCTTGGGTAATACAAAACTTAGAGAAATGGGTAGAAGATAGGAGTAAATGATGATTGATAGACCACCAGAGTATGGAGTAACTTGTAACTGTGGAATGAGAATCACTGGCACTAATGAGAATGGTGTTATCTCTTTACTGCAACGTCATATGGAATCAGGTTTATTTCATACAGGGTATTTACTTGTAAATAAAGTTGATCCTAACGACAGTGAATTAAATAGAATTTTATCAGAAGTTTCATCTATGAGGAAAGGAATACGCAATGCCAGTGCCAGAGGGACAAATAACAACTAGCCAGATATTTACCACGCCAGAAGTTATAGAAGAACCAGTGCTTCCAGAAGAACCAACAGAAGTAGAAGAACAGGAAGAGACTAGAGAAGAATGATGTGTTTAGACTGCAGGGTGGCTGGTCAGTTTAACTCACAGGGCCACTATGATAAGGCAGAAGAGCTACACGGATATTGCAAAGGAGAATGTGCTTGTCAACACAAGATTGGTCTAGGATGGTACATAAAAAAGGGTCAAAGGGCGACTCCAATGCAAGCACAGTATCCATAGCGGATATAGTCAGGCACTTCGGAGGAGAAGTAAGAGAGGGTCGCAATGTATCTGTTCATTGCTGTATGCACGATGATGCTCGCAAGAGCGCAGTCATTGATACCTATAACAACCTATATTTTTGCCATACCTGCGGTAAGGGTGGTAATGCAATAAATTTAATTATGGAATTAGAGAATGTGGGGTTCAAAGATGCTCTTGCAAGAGCGAATGAAATTATTGGGTCAGGTAGCTCATCACTACGCACAGGAAATAAGCCCAGAAGCCCTGCAATACCTAGAAGAACGTGGAATATCTGAAGAGACATCGGCTAGATACCGCCTTGGTTCTATCGTAGATCCCATAGAGGGACATCAAGGCTATGAGGGTTGGATATCTATACCCTATTTTACTGCCTTGGACATCTGCGTTGGTTTCAAATTTAGAAGGCTAGATGATGGCAAACCTAAGTATGGCTCGCCCATTGGCCATAAGTCGCATCTATTTAATGTCATTGCAACTATGGCTAATGTCAGCAAGATAGTTATATGCGAGGGCGAATTTGATTCGATAGTTATGGAAGCCAACTGTGGTATCCCAGCGGTTGGAGTGTCCGGAGTCGTCGCCTGGAAGCCTTATTATTCAAAGTTATTCAGTGGTTTTGATATGGTATATGTAATCGGAGACAACGATATAAAGGAAGATGGCACTAATCCTGGAGCTGAGTTCTCTAGGCGTGTCGCAGGTGAGTTGATCAACTCACAAATCGTACAATTACCACCAGGTATGGACATAACAGACTTCTATCTGGTCAATGGGAAAGAAGCAACGGCCAACCTAGTAGGAGGAGTTAAGTGAGTGACTACAAAGAAGGAATTGACTCAGATGGCAGAATATCTGAAGGAATTGGGGATGGTAATAGTCTCCATAGATTACAAGAATGGTACGATTACAGTCAAACCGATCCCAATACGAAAATAGATGCAGAGTTCATTGCAAATGTCTGGCGAATCCTTGACACGGCTGGCAATCTGCTCATCCGCAAACATAAAGATTATGGTCCAAAGAACATCGCTCACAGTCCAGGTGGAGCACTCAACGGATTACGAGTGCGTATGCACGACAAGGTGGCTAGAATCAATCATCTCGTTGATAGTGACCTCTCTCCCAACAACGAGTCACTTCGAGATAGTTTCCTAGATCTACTTAACTACTCTGCTATTGCAATGATGGTGCTAGATAAGACGTGGCCTGAAGTTTCTAATGACTGACATTCATCCAGCTATCGTTGATATAGCTCCTGGCGTAGTCAGTAGTATCTGTCGTAGGTTTCGTAACTTCGTGGATAAAGATGATGTAAGGCAGGAATGCTACGCCTGGTACCTCTCAAGAGTAGGGTATTTAGATGAATTATTAAATGAAACTAATTATTTCCAGAGGATAATCAACGAGAAGCGTATCGCTTGGCGGATGAAACGCCATTGTGAGCGCTATGCTCGTAAAGAGAAGGCAGCAAAATCAGGCTATCGCATAAGCGATGAAGCCTTCTATGACGCTACTACCCTAGTTCAACTGCTGCCTCATATAATCGCTTCGGTGATAGATAACACGGTCCTAGAACAGGCACAGAACCTCATCAATGATGGTCAGTCACGTAAGCAGTCAGCTCCAGCAGAAGGCGGCAACCTACTTGCCACCTTGATAGATATTAAGAATGCTTACTTAAAGTTAGAAGTAGCAGATAAAAACATCCTCATCAAGAGACACCACGAAAACCTTACCCTTGAGGCTATGGCAGAGTATCTAGGTTGCGCTATATCCACTGCTGATCGTAAATGTCAGGCTTCTTTACGTAAGCTACAGAATAATTTGGGTGG